ATCCCGCAGGGTATGAAAAAGCTGAGAAAGATCGTGGACTCAAGTCCTCTAAGCTTGATGAAACTGCCATTTCAATTGTAAAGATAGTCAATGACGAGTGGCATGTAAAGGACATACTCCACGGAAGATGGGGTATTAAGGAAACAGCTGAGAAGATTCTAGACGCAGCGGAGGACGTTAAGGCCACCACAGTAGGTATAGAGGCGGGAGCGTTAAAGAACGCAGTAATGCCCTACATAGAGGACGAGATGCGTAGTAGAAGTAGATGGATTAACATCACGGACGTTACACATGGTGGTAAGAAGAAGCAAGACAGGATTGTATGGGCACTTCAGGGACGCTTAGAGCATGGTAAGATGAAGTTCCGTAAAGGTGCGGACTGGAGTGCTTTTATAGGTCAAATGCTTGATTTCCCTAGCTCCTTAGCACATGACGATCTACTTGACTCTCTGGCCTACGTAGATCAAGTTTCAGTGGCTGATTTTGCAGCTAGTATAGACTTAGAAGAATATGAACCTTACGACTTAGTATCAGGATATTAATGTATGTCAAATGATGACTTAGCTTATAACGACCCTCAGGCAGCACTTAGCGCATGGGTTATTGATAAGGTTACACAATGGGAAGATCATCGTAACACTAACTATGGCAGTAAGTGGGACGAGTACTATCGCATATGGCGTGGTATCTGGGCCGCTGGGGACAAGCAACGTGACTCTGAGAACTCAAGGCTAATTGCCCCAGCGACACAACAGGCCGTAGAGTCCACCGTAGCGGAGCTTGAGGAGGCTGTATTTGGTGGTGGTAAGTGGTTTGACCTTAAGGATGACGTAGCGGATCAAGACCGTACGGACGTTAAGGTAATTAAGGTTAATCTACAGGAGGACTTAGAACGTGCCAAGGTTAAGGACGCAGTGGTTGAGTGTCTCCTGAATGCAGCTATATACGGCACAGGTGTTGGTAAGATAAGTGTCGATGAGGAAGTCAAACGTACACTTAAGGAGTCACCAATACCCGATACACTTACGACACAGACTGTTGTGTATGAGGAAGACACTACAACGGTTCGTGTGTCTGCACTAACACCACAAGAGTTCGCTATTGACCCCACAGCGACCACTATAGATGAGGCCTTAGGTGCCGCACAGACAGTCATTAAGCCTAAGTACGAGATTATGGAGGGCATACGTGACGGTATCTACGAGGACAAACCTCTAGGTGGTTACGCAGAAGTGGACTTAGGTTTCAATGTGGAGGATAAGGCAAGTTCTTCGGACGACGATAAGGTTAAGATCACAGAGTACTGGGGCAGAGTCCCTAAGAAGTTCCTTATGGAGAAGGCAGAAACTGAGGAATTTGATTATGAAGATGATGAAATGGTTGAGGCAGTCGTTATTATTGCCAATGACGGAGTGGTACTTAAGGCAGAAGAGAACCCTTATCTCATGGGTGATCGACCATTTATAGCATTCCAACTAGATCGTGTACCTAATCGCTTCTGGGGCCGTGGTATTGTCGAGAAGGGCTATAACCCTCAGAAGGCCCTGGACGCTGAACTACGTGCTCGTATAGACGCTCTGGCCCTTACAGTCCATCCTATGATGGGTGTGGACGCTACGAGGCTCCCTAGGGGTGTCAAGTTTGAGGTTAAGGCAGGTAAGACTATCTTAACTAATGGTGACCCAAGAGCAACACTAATGCCACTTAACTTTGGTCAGGTGGCTAATTCTACGTTTACTCAGGGTTCTGAGATGGAACGTATGGTACAAATGGGTACCGGAGCTATGGACTCAGCAGTGTCCAATGTGGCCAACTCACGTAACGGTACGGCCTCAGGGATGTCTATGATCCAAGCGGCAAGTATTAAGCGTCAAAAGCGTACCATTATGAACTTCAATGAGAACTTCATGATACCTATGATCAAGAAAGCAGCTTGGCGTTATATCCAATTTGCACCTGAGCGTTATCCTACGGGGGACTATAAGTTTGTAGCTATGTCCTCTATGGGTATTATGGCTAAGGAACTTGAGATGATGCAGACTATCCAGTTGTTGTCAATGACACAACCAGGAACCCCTGCACATGGTATCCTAATGATGTCTATATTCGAGAACAGCTCCTCAGGACAACGTGAGGAACTACAGCAAGCCATAGCCCAAACTATGCAGCCTGATCCTCAACAGGAACAAGTACAACAGATGGCACAACAGCTTGAACTTATGAAGCTCCAGATGGAGATTGAGGAGATGAAGGCAAGTGCTACTAAGGACATGGCTCAGGCAGCTAAGATACAGAACGACATAGCTGGTACACACTCAGAGGAAGAGATGGTTGAACGGCAAGTAGCCTTGGCTGAGAAGATGGCTCGAATTGAGAAGCTTAGGACTGATGTACAGAATGTTCAGTCAGAGACTATGCGTAATATCCCTGAGGTTGAACACTTACAATCAGAGATCATGCTAAACATGGCTAATGCACAGAAGGCGTTACGTGGTAATGGATGATAAGGAATTTTTAGAGAAACGTCTGGACTTATTCGAAGGTGATGCCTGGAGTCTCTTCATTGAGGAGTTAACTGACATGGCAATGTCCTTGGATAGTATTAAGAACATAGACGACGAGAAGACACTCTTTATGAACAAGGGTGCGGTTGGTATCTTAGATATGATTATTAACATCGAAGAGACAACCAAATTCACGCTAGAACAATTGGACACTAAAGTCTAACTCTAGTTATTTTTAACTCCTTAATCTTTATAGACGGAGAACAGTATTATGGATAGTGTAGTTGTTGAAGAAACCCAAGAAACACCAGAAGAAGCAGAAGTATTCGCTGACGTTAATGGAGAGGCCCCTCAAGTAGAGGAACAACCTGAGCCTGAGATCGAAGAACCGGAAGTACCGGAGAAGTTCAAAGGTAAGTCAATGTCGGAGATCGTAGATTCCTACTCTAATCTTGAGAAGGAACTAGGCCGTAAAGGGCAAGAGATTGGAGAGCTTCGTAAGCTTACGGATGGGATTTTACAACAACAACTTACCCCTAAACCAAGCGGGACGACAGACGAATATGTAGAGGAAGTGGACTTCTTTGATGACCCTGACCTAGCAGTCAACAAGGCCATTGAGAACCATCCTAAGTTCCGTGAGTTTGAAGAGCAGCAGAAGATACAACAGGCTAAAGCTACAACTCAACAACTCGAAGCAAAGCATCCTGACTACAAAGAGATCATTACTGACTCTAAGTTTCAGGAGTGGGTTAAAGATAGTCCAATACGTACCCAGCTTTACGTCAATGCTAATAACTACGATATGAACTCTGCTACAGAACTCCTAGGTAACTGGAAAGAGCGTTCATTGATTAGTAATACAGCAGAGGCCGAAGCAGGTAAGACAGCTAAACGAGACCAGGCCCTTAAGGCTGGCACAGGTGTCAAACGGACTTCTTCTGAATCCACAGCTGGTAAGAAAATCTACCGTAGGGCTGATCTAATCAGACTTCGTACAAACGACCCAGACAGATACGTAGCGTTAGAGGGAGAAATCCTCCAGGCCTACGCAGACGGACGGGTTAAATAACATAACCTATAAATAAAGAAGGAGCTAATTATGGCTTTAGGTACAAACGGCCAGACAAACACCACTGCTGCTAACTTCATTCCGGAGTTGTGGTCAGATGAGACGATTGCTGGATATAAGAAGAACTTGGTTCTAGGTAACCTAGTAACTAAGATTAACCATCAGGGCAAGAAGGGTGATACCATTCACATTCCTGCTCCTGTCCGTGGCTCTGCTAACGTTAAAGCAGCCAACACTCAAGTAGTACTCAATGGTGACACTCATGGTGTTGTCAATGTGTCTATTGATAAGCACTATGAATACTCAGTAGTCATTGAAGACTTGGCTGAAGTACAGGCTCTGTCCTCTCTTCGTCGCTTCTACACTGACGATGCTGGTTATGCACTTGCTACTCAGGTAGACTCTGATCTGTTCGTTCAGTCTGAGTCCCTCCAGGGTGGTACTGCTGGTGCTAACACATGGGTATCTGCTGTTATCGGTAGTGACGGTGTTACTGCTTATGACCCAACGGCCAATACCAACACAGGTAACTCAGCAGACATCGCTGATGCGGGTATTCGTAAGATGATCCTGCTTCTTGATAACGCTGATGTGCCTATGGACAATCGTTGCATGGTGATCCCACCAATCGCTGCGAATGACATGCTTGGTATCAACCGCTTCACTGAGCAACAGTTCATTGGTGATGGTTCTGCGATCAAGACTGGTAAGATTGGTAGTATCTATGGCATGGACGTATTCGTATCGTCTAATTGCCCAATAGAGACTGCTGCTGATACTTCCACGACTCACCGTGTCGGCCTTATGCTCCACAAGGACGCTATTGTCCATGCTGAGCAACTGGGTGTTCGGTCACAGACTCAGTACAAGCAAGAGTACTTAGGTGACTTGTTCACTTCAGACACCATCTACGGTGTAGCTGAGTTACGTAATGACGCTGGTGTAGCCTTCGTTGTTCCGTCTACCTAAGTTAGACTACAGTATACGGTATGGGGTGGTTCCTTCGGGAGCCATCTCTTCCCGTGTATTAGTCGAGAATCCTAACTACGGTGATCCTATAGGTGATTACGGATCAAGACTTGTCAAACCAGACAAAGTATGGTATAATAAGATAGAGGGTAAGTACGATTACTACAGCAGACTAGAGGAGTCCATTCTAAAGGACGGGTTTAAGAACCCAATATTCTGCCAAGCACTAGACGAGGGAACATTCTCAAGATACGGAACCTCAAGACTCTGGATAGCACAAAAGAACACATTAGAATTACCAGTGATCATAGCTGATTATACAGGAGCATGGGATCACTTAGAGGAGTTAAGGTCAGAGGAAGAGATACTAAGTAAGTTTCAAGACTTACCCAGACTCCTTGAGATCACTAAGGAAGACATGAGATTTGATGGTTGTAAACACTTTCATTTAGATGATGATACTATAACTCACATGGACTTGATAGCTTAAATGCCCACATATAACTACGAATGCCCTAAGGGACACACTCATACAGAGTTTAGAAGCATGGCTAATCACGACAAGCCAGCTAAGTGCCATAAGTGCAACGCTACGGCTCACCAAGTACTCTCTGCTCCAGTGTTACACCTGTTCCAAGGGGACAGCTTTGCCAGAGAGCATGAAGTAGAAGGTAACGGAATTAGATCATATGAGTGATAGTAACCACCCTAAGTACACAACACCTGACGTAGACCCTACCTCTTCAGGTAGTGATACTTATGGGGTACATATTCTGTAGATTTAGTCTTAACGAATATCAGGAGACATAGGAGACTATAATGACTATGACATTAGAATCAGCACTTGAGGACACCTCATACAGCTTAGAGCTTGAGCGTCTAAAGAATAAGATAGGT